TCTGTAAATCTTTCACTATATAATAAAGTATACTTTAATTTTGACCAAGTTAGTCCTGCCACAGGTAGTTCTACTTTAAGAATTTCTATTAATGGAGCAGCTACTCTTGATTTAGGAACAGCAATAGCTATTGATAGAGCTTTGTTTGGAGAATTACAGTTAGATTTAAATTCAAATGTACTGAACCTTTCACAATCTTCACCTTCTGGCACACCAATTTCTACTGGAAATGCTACTGATGGAGCAAATGAAAAGAATTTTCTTTATCAAGTACAAACTGATTTAACAGCATTAACAAGCACAACAATTGCTTTTACTTGGTCTACTGGAAACGCATTTGATAATGGAAGAATTTTAGTATATGGACTTAAATAGGGAAAAATTATGGCGGCAACACAAAACACAATAATAACGACTCATCCTGACGGAACAACAACTACAGAGATAGTTGACTGGACAGCAGAAGAATTAGCAGCTCATGCAGAAGCAGAAGCTAATGCTTGGAAAGGTGCAAGAGTATCAGCTTATCCATCTACAGGCGACCAATTTGATATGCAATATCATGACAGTGTTAATGGAACAACAACATGGGCAGATGCAATAGCTCAAGTAAAGTCAGACAATCCTAAAGGATAAAAATGGAATATTTAGTTTATATTATTATTGGACTGTACGTTTGGGAAGTATATTTAGAAATGCATTGGTACCTTTTATGGGATAGTATTAAAACTACACCTGTAAGAAAGGCAATTCTTTTTAAAAGAAAAGTAGTACAATGGATAAAAAGTAGATTATAATTGAAGAATGATTTAATAAGAGAGGCTGCTGAAGCGGATCTCTTAACTTTTATTAAGTTAGTTGCTCCTCATATATTATATGGTGCAGTTCATGAAGAACTTATATCATGGTGGAGTAGACAAGAGGCTAAAGATAATCAGTTAGTCTTACTTCCTCGTGGACATATGAAGAGTAAGCTAGCTGCATATAGGACTGCTTGGTGGATAACTAAGTTTCCTGAAACCACTGTTCTTTATGTATCAGCAACAGCTGATCTAGCAGAGAAACAGTTATATGCAATTAAACAGATAATAGATTCACCAATCTATCGTAGATACTGGAGTAACATGATCCATCCAGAAGAAGGTAAACGGGAGAAATGGGCAGTAGCTGAAATAGCTGTTGATCATCCACAACGTAAACTAGAGGGGATAAGAGATGCCACATGTAAAGCTGTTGGTCTTACATCTAATACTACTGGGTTTCATGCCGATATTGTTGTACTCGACGATATTGTCGTACCAGGTAATGCCTATACAGAGGAAGGAAGAGAGAAGGTAACAAATGCTTATTCACAATTAGCTTCTATTGAGAATCCAGGAGCACAGGAATGGGTAGTAGGAACTAGGTATCATCCTCGTGATATATATGATACTATGATTAACATGAAAGAAATACATTATGATAACGAAGGCGAAATAGAACTAGAAGAAGAAGTATACGAATTATTCCAACGAGTCGTAGAAACAGATAACGAGTTTTTATGGGCTAAAAGGACAAGGAAAGATGGAAAGAGTTTTGGATTTGACAAGAAAGAGTTGGCTAGGATTAAAGCTAAATATATTGATACCACTCAGTTCTTTGCACAATATTACAATGATCCAAATACTACTGAGAGTGCCAGGATTAATAAAGAGAATTTTCAATACTTTGATAAGTCTGGTTTAACTAATAAAGATGGTGATTGGTATATACGGGATAGAAAACTAAATGTTTATGCTGCTATTGATTTTGCTTTCTCTTTAAGAAAACAAGCAGATTATACTGCTTTAGTAGTAGTAGGTGTAGATCACCAAGCTAATTATTATGTACTAGATATAGATAGATTTAAAACTGAAAGAATTGTAGACTACTATACTCATATATTACATGCATGGGAAAAGTGGGGATTCAGAAAGATAAGAGCAGAGATAACAGTAGCACAACAAACTATTGTAAAAGAGCTAAAAGATAGTTATCTTAAACCAAATAGTATACCTTTATCTGTAGATGAGTTTAGACCTACAAGACATCTAGGAGATAAAGCACAAAGAGTAGGTGCAGTACTTGAACCTAAGTATGACAACTTACAAGTATGGCATTATAAAGGTGGTAACTGTCAGACACTAGAAGAAGAGTTAGTGATGGTTCATCCTCCACACGATGATGTGAAAGATGCATTATCAAATGCAATGGCAATATCTTTAGTACCAAAGGTTAGAGGTCTCCAAGGTGGAGTAACTAGAAGCATGCCATTACCTACTCATAGTAGGTTTGGTGGTATAACAAATTAAGGAATAAATTATGGCAGGTGAAGTAGCTCAAATTGAAGCAGCAATTGGACAAGAGAATCTAGCGAAGGTACTTACTGGATTATATAACCAATGGTGGATTCAGCGTAATAGTAAAGAAGCAGAGTGGAGAGAGCTAAGAAACTATCTCTTTGCTACTGATACTACAACTACATCTAATAGTTCTTTACCATGGAAAAATAAAACTACTCTTCCTAAGTTAACTCAGATTAGAGATAATCTACATGCTAACTATATGGATGCATTGTTTCCTAATGATAACTGGATGAAATGGGAAGGTGCTTCTAGAGAAGATAGTGTAATTGCTAAACGTAAAGCTATTGAAGCTTACATGAAAACTAAACTAAAAGAATCTAAGTTTAGAGAAGAAATTAGTTTACTTGTATATGATTATATTGATTATGGTAATGCCTTTGGAGCAGTCGAATATATAAACGAAGAGCAAGAAGATAAAGAAACAGGTGAGATGATTACTACATATAATGGTCCTAAACTCAGAAGAGTATCTCCATTTGATATTGTATTTAATCCTGTAGCTACATCTTTTTCTAAGAGTCCTAAGTTTACTAGACATGTAACCTCTGTAGGAGAATTAAAGAAACAAGTAACTGAAAGACCAGATTTAGATTATGATAAAACTGCTTTTAATAAAGCATTAGATATTAGAAAGTCTATATCTATGTTTAGAGTAGAAGATGTAAATAAAGCAAGTGCTTTTATTGCAGATGGTTTTGGAACTCTACAAGAATACTATCAGTCAGGTATGGTTGAGATTATAGAATTTGAAGGTGACTTCTATGATAAAGATGAAGACAAACTACATGAAAATAGAATCATTACAATTATTGATAGAAGTTATATCTTACGTAATGTACCTAACCCTAGTTATATTGGTCATGATACTAAAGCACATGTTGCTTGGAGAAAGAGACCAGATAATCTATATGGAATGGGACCTCTAGATAACTTAGTAGGTATGCAGTATCGTATAGATCATTTAGAGAATGCTAAAGCAGATGCTATGGATTTAACTATTCATCCCCCTATGGTTATTAAGGGTGATGTAGAACCTTTTGAATGGGGACCAGAAACTACTATACATTTACAGGAAGATGGAGACATTAAGATGTTACCACCTAATCCTGCAGCATTTCAAGTTAATAATGAATTAGCTGCGTTAATGAATACTATGGAAGAGATGGCAGGTTCACCTAAAGAATCTATGGGTATTAGAACCCCAGGTGAGAAGACTGCTTTTGAAGTAAGTCAATTACAAAATGCTGCTGGTAGAATATTCCAGAACAAAGTTAATCAGTTTGAAGTTGAGTTCATGGAACCTCTTTTAAATGTAATGCTAGAAACAGCTAAACGTAATATTAGCCTTCCTGCATTAGCTAAGGTATATGATGATGATTTTGGAGTACAAGACTTCTTATCTGTAACTAAAGCAGACTTGACCTCTAGAGGAAAACTTAGACCAGTTGGAGCTAGACATTATGCTGCTAGAGCACAGCTCTTACAGAACGTTCTAGGGGTCTTTAACAGCCCTATTGGACAGATGATCTCTCCTCATGTATCACCTAAGATGTTAGCAGTTATGGTAGAAGAATATATGGGCTTTGATAGGTACGGATTTATTAAAGACAATGCTGCAATCTTTGAAATGGCAGAACAAGAAAAGATTAAGATGCAGATACAACAAGATTTGCAAGGACAACAGGAAGCTCCATCTATGGATGAACAAATGGTTAATCAACAAATTGATGAAGTAGATCAACAAGCTGATGCTATGATGGGTGAAGAAGACGTTGATATGCAATAGATAAGTTGAGGTATTACCTTGACTTTTACATGTAATTATGGTATAATTATAGTATGGATCTAAAAAGTGAAAAAGCAAAAGACTTAACTAAGAAACAAGTTTTTGATGAACTAAAATTATATATTGATGAACAACTTACTCTTTCTCAAAGGAAGTGTATGGATGAGGATGGTTTTAAACTTCCTGCTTATAATGAGTATCAATCATATCAAAGAGGTTTACAAAAAGCTTTAACTAAACTATACAATTTAATACCCTGACCAAGGAGAACTAGATGAACGATGAAGTAGCAACACCTGTAACAGAAACACCTGTAGAGCCAAATACAACCGAGGCTGTACAACAAGATACTACACCAAAGGCATTTGAAATTCCGACAGAAGTTCAAGAGTTAGTTGGTGAGGGAAAAAAGTACCAGAGTCCAGAAGATGCACTTAAGTCTGTTCCTCATGCACAACAGCACATTCAAACTTTAGAGTCTGAACTTGCTGAAATAAAGGAAGAACTAACTAAGCGTAAGACTACTCAGGAATTACTAGATGAAATAAAGTCTGGAGTTCAGCCAGCCGCTCAGACCGAGCAGAATGCAGAACTTAATCAAGATAACCTAATGGAACTAGTTAATCAAACTTTATCTATTAGAGAAAATAAGAAGACAGCTGAAGTCAATGCCAAGTCAGTAGCTAGTAAGTTTACTACTGAGTATGGTGATAAAGCTGAAGAAACTTATAACTCTGTAGCTAAGGAATTGAATCTAACTGTCCAGCAATTAAATGATCTGTCCGCAAAGACACCAGCATTAGTATTAAAAGTAGCAGGTTTAACTGCCACTAAAGCACCTTTAGGAAGTTCTCAAGGTACAGTTAATACTCAAGCTCTAGGTCAAAATGCACAACCATCTAGTTTATCTGCAAAGGTAGAAAGTGGTTCTACAAAAGACTTATTGAAAGCATGGGGTCGAGCAGGCGATAAAATAAAACAACAGTCTTAGGAGACTAAAAAAATGGCACAACTGACAAGTAATACTCCTGCCTTCATTGAAGCGCAGCAATATTCTCAGTTCATTCTTGATAACTTACACGACTATCTTCTTCCAGAAGGTATGTGGCGTGATGTAACAGACTTCGGTTCAGGTACAACACTAAACATTAAAACTGTCGGTACTGTAACACTTCAAGATGCAGCAGAGGATACACCTCTGAACTTTACTAACATTGACACAGGTACTATTACCCTAGCTATTACTGATTATATCGGTGATGCTTGGAAAGTATCTGATGATCTTCGTGAAGATGGTTCTCAGGTAGATACATTAATGGCTATGCGAGCTATGGAATCAACACGTGCTCTTGGTGAAAACCATGAATCACGATTCCTAGGTACAGCAAACGCAGGACAAGCAGCAGGACTTAACTTAGTAAATGCAAGACCTCATCGTTGGATCGCAGGTGGTGATGGTATAACTACAAGAAATATGTCTTTATCAGACTTTGTAGCTATGAAACTAGCATTTGACAAAGCAAACGCACCATCAGGTGGCAGAATTGCAATTGTTGATCCTATTGTAGAAGCAACACTTAACTCATTGATTTCACAAACATCAGTAATTAATAATACTCCGCAATTCCAAGGTATCGTTAATGAAGGTTTTGCTGCAAATCATCGTTTCGTAAGAAACATTATGGGTTGGGATATTTACACATCAAACTTTGTACCTACATTAACAGCTACTGAAGCTATTAATGCAGATCCTTATGATCTAGCAAATACAACTGCAGCTATTGGCGATAAAGCTAATATCTTTATGTGTGTTGCTGATGATTCATGTAAACCAGTTATGCATGCATGGAGACGTGCCCCACAAACTGAAGGATGGAGAGCAGAAGAAGAAAGAGGTGATAAATATCAAGTTACTTCTAGATTCGGATTTGGTGTTCAACGTCTTGATACTTTAGGTGTTATCTTAACAGATGACTCTACATACTAGGAGAAACATATGACTATCGAAATGGCTCCTAAAAGGGGCGTAGCAAATCACTACGGAGTTCGTACTACCAATAATAAATATGGTGGACAAGAGAACTCAGTAGGCATAGTTAAGTCAGCAGAATGGGAATTTAGTTATAATGACCTTCCTGTAGCACTTAATAGTAACCTTCCGCAGGTAATCCCTGCACTAGCAACAGTTGTTTCAGCTAAGCTTGTAGTAGACGCAGCATTTACATCTACTTCAACTACTACTGATTTAACAGTTGGTTTAGAACAGAAAGACGGAACTGACATCGATATTGATGGCTTACTTACAGCAGCTAATGCTGACCAAGCAGCAATTGGTACAGCAGGTAATGTAGTTACAGGTTCTGGAGCTTTAGTAGGTAAAACAATTGGTGCAGCAGCAGGGCAAGTTATTGTTGCCTCTTCTGCAGATGATCTACTTACTGGTTCAGCACGACTTGTCGTAGAGTATATTTACGATAAATAAGTAATACCTTGAGATGAGGGTACTCTTTCACGGGAGTGCCTTCTCTCTCCTAATTTAACACAAGGAAATAAAATGACAATTCAACATAACACTATTACTGGGAGCGACTTGCATGAGCCAAAGGGTGTAGCTGCAGCTGCTGCCAATAAAGTTTATGTGTCAAATGGTTCGTCTTCAGGAGCTTGGTCAACACTGACTACAAGCACTATGGCTTTACCTAAAGGAAAGACTCACTTCTATAATGTAGGTTCTCCATATACACATACATGGAATGCAGCACCTACAAAAGTAGCACCAACAACAATAGCTTCTGGTCTAGCAGTAGGAGTTACTGAAGCAACTACAGCAAGACTGACATATACCGCAGCACTTACGACAGTACTTAGACTAGACTTTGATATTACAGTTCAACATGCTGTTGGTTCTGATGTTCCAGTATCAGTAGCTATACATAAGAATGGTACGGTAATAGCAGGCTCTGAATCTTATGCTGATGTAGTAACTGCAGACGCTACTCATATATGTGGTTCTTGTTTAGTATCAGCTGCTACAAACGATTACTTTGAAGTATATGCAAACAATACAACAGGTGCAGGAGATATGACAGTATCTAAACTAGCACTAACACTTACAGCAACTTAGGATAAATTATGGCTAAAATGACTTTACTAGAGATTGTACAAGATATAATGTCAGACATGGATTCTGATAATGTCAACTCTATTAATGACAGTGTAGAAGCTTTACAAGTAGCTCAGATAGTTAAAACTACTTACTATAGTATCATTGATGGAGAGGACTATGCTTTCTTATATGAACTCTTTCAGATGACAGCAAGTGGTACTGATACTAGACCTACTCATATGAGTCTACCTGAAGATATTATTGACTTAAAATATGTTAAGTATAATAGTAAATTAACTGCTGGAGCTAAAGACTTATATAGAATAATTGAATATAAAAATCCAGAGGACTTTATGTATCTTACTGATGCTAGAGATAGTTTAGCTTCTACAGTTAAGAAGGTTACAGATCCTACAGGTATAACTATTAATATACTTAATAATAAACAACCACAGTACTTTACTTCTTTTGATGATGTTACAATGGTATTTGATTCTTATTTAGCTGCAGTAGACACTACACTACAGTCTACAAAGACTCAATGTCATGGTAAGAGATCTGTAGCTTTTACAGTATCTGATTCTTTTACACCTGATCTACCAATACAAATGTTTACATTTCTATTAGCTGAGGCTAAGTCTAGTGCCTTCTTAACATTAAAGCAAATGGCTAATCAAAAGGCAGAGATGACTTCTACTACACAAAGACGTAAGATGAGTCAGGAAGCTTGGAGACTACATGCTGAGAAGGGTATTATGTATCCAAACTATGGTAGAAATAGAGCAACTAAAAAGACACCTAACTACTAATGGAAACTTGGAATACTAAATCTTTTGTTAAGGGTGATGTGTACGGAGCTTCTAAGCCTAAGAAACTTAAACGGGGCATTACAGTAAGTACACTTAATAAACCTAAAGGTGGTCAGAAGTGGAAAATGATTTCAGGTAGTTTTAAAAAACAATTAAAAAAGGGGTAGTTTAGAATGGGATTTTTTGAGAAGACAGCAGCAGAACAGAGAGCATCACTAGGCAACTGGATTGTTGATGCATATAAAAAGGATAAAGTTAAAAGAGATAAGATTAAAGCAGATAAGAAAATTAAGAAAACATTTAAAGTAGATACCAAAGTAAAAGTCAACAAAGCACCTAGAGCTGTAAATAATGATAAAGGTTCATCTGCTCCTACATCTGGTGGTGGTTCACCTAGAGAAGTAGGTAAAAATGCAAAGGGTAAAACTTTTAGACCTCAGTATATGAAGAAGACTAGTGCAGTTGCACCTATTAAAATGAATACAGATGTATATAAAGCATCTACGTTTACACCTACTGATACAACAAAGGGTCCTGACATGAGTAGAGATGCAGGTATAAAAAATCGTGGTAGTGTAAGAAGAATTACTGAAGATACTAAATATGGTGGTATGCAGAAAAAAGAAGTAGAAGCTAAAACTACTACTAAGAAAGATAAGAATAAAAAGAAATATAGAACTAAAGTAACTATGCAATCAATGAGGGTAAAATATTAAAATGGAAATATCAAAAACATACAAAGCAGAAGGTAAAAGTTTACAAGCTTTTATAGCACCTAATACATCTCATTATAAATTACAATGGAGTACAGGTGGAAAAATACCAGCATCACTAGAAGGTATGTACACATCTTTGTTTTTTGTAGATACAGCTGTAACAAGTTATCTTAATAGCATTCCAAAAGAAAAAGTACAATTAGATCCTAAAGAGAAATGGGAAGCGAAACAAGCTAAAAAAACTAAGGAAGATTAATGGCTCAAAAGGGTGAAAAGGCTTTTAGGTCCTTTGTTAAGGGTCTAGTAACAGAAGCTAATCAGTTAACATTTCCAGAGAATGCTTCTATAGATGAAGCTAACTTTGTGCTTAATCGTGATGGTTCACGGTATAGACGCTTAGGTATGGATTATGAATCTGCTTATGCTAAAACAGCCACTGGTCTTACTGCTACTCAAATAGCAGAAAGTAAACAGTCCTTTCATCAATGGCAATCTCCAAGTGGAGATACTACAGTTGCCTTAGGTATAGTTCGTATTTACAATAAACTTTGGTTTATGAATATGTTAACTACTACACCTTCAGCTAATCTTAAAAATAGTGGAGCTGCTCTTGTTATTGGTGGTCTAAGTAATAGTGATATAGAAGTAACTGTTATTAATAATGATTGTATTATTGTTTCTAAAGATCTAACAAAACCTGTACTATTAAAATATAATAAGTCTACAGGTGCTGTAACATCTGAAGAGATAACAATTCAGAGTAGAGATTTATATGGTGTAAATGATGGTTTATTTATTGATACTCGTCCAGTTACTATATCAGCAACACATAAATATAACTTAAGAAATCAGGGTTGGAATAGTAATATTGTATCTGTGATTCCTGATGCGGGATCTCTAGAAGATGCTATTGATGCTACGTTTACTGAGACTGGTACATATCCAAGTAATGCAGATAACTGGACACTAGGTAAAGTATCTAATGTATCAGATGATAATTATGAGAAGTATGATCCAGAATCTTTAATTAAGAATTCTCAATCTAATTATCAGATAGCTAAAGGTTCTTATATAATTGATGCCTTTAATAGAGGAACCTCTAGAACATCTAAGTCTGGAGTAAGTGGACTACCAGCTGATTCTGAACAAGGAAGAATTACTACTGTTGCTTCTTATGCACAACGTATATTCTATTCTGGTATAGAATCAAATGTATCTGGACCTGATAGTAGAAGTCCTAATTACTCAGGCTATGTATTCTTTTCTAAAGTTGTTAGAAATCAAGATGATTTAAATGTATGTTATCAGGAAGCTGATCCTACAGATCCCGGCATTAACGATCTAATAGATACTGATGGGGGTTCTATACAGATACCAGAGATAACTAGAGTAGTTAAGATTGTAGCCTCACAAGCTTCTATCCTTGTTTTTGCAGAGAATGGAGTATGGGAAATATTTGGAGATACTGGTGGATTTATTGCTACCTCATTCCAGGCTAGTAAAATATCTACTAATGGTATTTTTAATGCTAATGCTGTAGTAAATGTAAATGGTAACTTTATATACTGGTCAAGAGCAGGTATCTATATACTTAAACCTGAATCAGTTTCAAGTAGGTTTGCTGCTGAATCTATATCATTAACTTCTATTCAATCTTTATACTTAAATATACCTGAGTTAGGTAAGAATAATGTAAAAGGTTTTTATGATGAGAAAGAAAACAGAGTAAGATTTTTATATAATGATTTAGCTTCTTATTCAGAAACAAACTATATTAATAAATATAATAAAGAGTTAATATATGATTTAACTCTACAAGCTTGGTATAAGAATGAAATATCAGATCTGGCAAGTGCCTCACCTTTTGTAGCAGATTATGTAGACATACCTGGATACTCAATAGCTATTAGAGAAGAGTCTGTAGTAGCTGGAGTTGAAAGTGTTATAAATAGTGCCTCTGCTGCCGTAGTAATAAATGATGATATACCAGTTAATAGAAGTTCCCAGTTTAGTTTCTTAACTATATCAGGTACAGACTTTACATTATCTAAGTATAATGGTAGTGACTTCTTAGATTGGAAAACACAAGATACAGTAGGAATTGATTACTCAAGTTACATAGTTACAGGTTATGAATTGTTTGGTGATATAATGAGAGAGAAACAGATACCTTACTTATTCATGTATCTACAACAAACTGAGAGTGGGTTTAAAGCATCAGGATCTAGTTTTGTATTCATTAATCCATCTTCTTGTCTAGTACAAGCTCAATGGAATTGGGCAGACTCTGCAGCTAGTGGTAAATGGGGACCTGAGTTTCAAGCCTATAGACTATTAAGAAACTATACTCCTTCTGGAGCAGCTTCTACATGGGATAGTGGAGACAGTATGGTAGTAACTAAAAATAAACTAAGAGGTTCAGGGAAGTGTATAAGTTTATTTATTAAATCTGAGTCAGGAAAGGATATGAGATTGTTAGGGTGGGGACATCCAGTCACTATGTTATCAACTCAGTAATATATGGAAATATTGTACGAAGAAAAAGAGAATGGTTTTATAGGTGTAACATGGAATGAAGAGCTTAATGATTGGGTAATGCATATTGAATGTCATTCCTGGAGTCATAACAAGTTTAAGAGATACTTAAAAGGTTTAGAGATTGCTAAACAAAAGCTTAGAGACAAAGGTATTACACATGTCCTAGGTATTTGTGAGACAAAGAAAGAAAGAAAGTTTAACATTGTATTTGGGGCTAAAGCAATACCTAATGGAGTGTTATTAACAGAAGATGGTACATTAAATTATTTAACAAAACTGGAGATATAGTATGGGTAGTACAGTCAAAAAAGTAGCCAAGGTAGCTATAGTAGCAGCGGCAGCTTACTATGGAGGTAGTGCTCTTATGTCTGCTTATGGTGGTGGTGGTGCTGCGGTAGCTAGTAATTCAATGATGACTACATTAGCAGCAGGAGGAGCTGGAACAGCTGCAGCAGGTATGTCTATGAGTACAGCGTTATCAATAGGTGGTATGGGTATGCAAGCCATGGGTAACATACAATCTATGAAATACCAGAAACAACAAAGTGGACTTCAAGCACAACAGGTAGAGATGAAGAATAAGTCTGATGCTGCGGCTGGAAGATACAAAGCTTTACTATCGAAAAGAAGTAGGATTGAGAACATGAGAGTAGCTCGTATTAAACAAGGTGGTATTGAAGCCGCTACTGCAGGTGCAGGTTTAGGTGCTACAGGAACATCAGCCTTTACAGGAGCTATTGGCTCTATTGGTACACAGACATCAGCTAATCTAGGAGCTATTAATGTAGCTGAAGGTTATGGGTCTACAATAGGTCAATATAATCTAGCTGCTGCTAATCTAGGTAGTGCTGCTAATACAGCAGGATCTAATGCAAGTATGTGGACTGAAACAGCCTCATTAGGTAATGATCTATTTGAAGGTTCTGAGCAAATTAGTAATCTATTTAAAGGGTAACTATGGTAAATGATGGATCTAATGGATTTGTTGAAGGAGAGTTAATACCGGGACCTGAAGAGAACCCTATTAATTTATCTCAAGAATCTGAAAAAGAACAGTCTGATAATAACTTCTATGCTACTGGTGTTAAGGCACTTGAAAGTCCAGACGGTGTAGAAAGAGTTGGTCAAATGTTTGATCAAGTAGAAGAAGAGTATAAGACTCAAGGCTATTCTGCGTTAGTAAATCAAGTTCGTTCTGAATTTCTAGAAGAACAGAATCTAGAAAACAAAGAAGCTATGCAAGCTTTAATTGATGATCCTACTCTGACTAAAGACCAGAAGAGACCTCTATTAAAAAACTATGTCTATGGCTTTGAACCTAGTAGTGAACTAAAAGATAAGTATATAAAAACAACTTCTAATCTAGCTATTCAAGATATGGAAGGTGATGAAGTACTAGAAATGGATTTGAGTATTGATAAAGTAAACCTTATTCAAGAATCTCAGAAACTAGGAATATCTTTTCAGAAACAAATTCAAGCTATTAAACTAGGTGATCCTCAAGGAAACTATCTAAATTCAGATCCAGCACTAGCATTAAAGAAACTAGGAGAACTACAACCTGGATTCCTACAGTTCTTAGATATGTCAGATGAAGAGTTAGAAGCTGATGAAGGCTTTTTCTATAGACTAGGTAAGAACGTTTTACAAGTAGTTAATGCTTTAGCTGTTGAACTACCTCCATATGTATTTGAATTACTAAGTGTTCCAGCTGCACAGTCAGGTTCTGCTTCAGGATTCCTAGATGAAACTCCAGAGTTAGAAGAAGCTAGAAAGTCATGGACAGCTACAAGAGAACATGTAAGAAAACTATATCAACAAGAACCAGAGAAAGTCTGGGGTATATTTAATGACTATGAAGGAGTAGGTGGATTAGGTGATGCTGCTCTTAATTGGAGAGACTTCTGGCATACAGTATTGACTGTAGGTGGTCTAGTTGCTAGTGAAGAAGAATTTGATAACTTCATAGCTAAAGAATCTTGGACACAATCTACTTTTGAAACAATAGACGAGGGTTTCCTATGGGTAGCTGAGAAAATTACTCCAGAAGATCCAGAAAAGTCTAAAGTATTTTTAGAAATGGCTTCATTCTTTACTCTATGGGGTGTTAGAAAAGGTAAGGCTCTAGCAGTTAGAACTAATAAAAGAGTTCAGTTAACATCAAAGTATAATAAGTCTGTAGCTGATCTTTTTGATGCTATAGATAATACTGAGTTAGCTCCATTAAAACCCTTTGAACCTATGAGTGATGCCTTTCATGAGGTTAGTCGTATAGATACTAATAGTCCTTTAGTTACTACTATGGCTTCTAATAGAAAGATTGGTGATGCTCTAATGGTAGATGCTATACAAGATACT